GAAAAAACAGCAAGGGTCAAGTGAAAGTTAAACACGGATCTGACGAATCAAAAAGCGATTCACCATATTAATCATCTAGCGTAAGCTAGGTTCCTAGGATTGGGCGTGGAAGCGAGAGTGGAAACGCCCAAGACAAAATTATGATAGAAAAATTTAAAGAAATATTTAAAGGCTTAGAAAGAGCTCACGGTTGCACTAAAATATCTGGACCAACAGAAAATGGTGTTAAGTTAAAAGGACAATCTTTTGTAGTACGTCAGCCAGTAACTGACAATCTCTGGAGAATGCATTTACAAGGAACACAAAGTTTAGGTATTATTCCAATTAATGAGGACAATCAATGTGTATGGGGGTGTGTAGATATAGATTCATATGCAGGATTTGATCATAAAAAATTAATAAATAAAATAAAAAATTATAATCTACCACTGGTAGTGTGTAGATCAAAGAGTGGTGGGGCACATGTCTTTCTGTTTACCACAGAGTCGGTATCAGCAGAAAGAATGAGAGACAAACTTACAGAAATAAAAACATTACTAGGATACGGCGGATCAGAAGTCTTTCCAAAACAAATTCAATTAAAATCGCAAGATGATACAGGAAATTTCCTTAACTTACCATACTTTAATGGTGATGATACAACAAGATATGCATTTAAAGATGATGGTACAGCAGCAAACTTAGAAGAATTTTATGGGATCTATAATAATAAAAAACAACTACATGTTGGTTCCATAAAAGTACAGCGGCCTCAGTCAGAATTTTCTGACGGGCCGCCGTGCATAGAATTAATGGCTATAAATAAAATTCCAGAAAATGGTGGACGTAATAATGCAATGTTTCATTTTGGTGTATACGCTAAAAAGAAATGGCCAGCAGAATGGAAAACTAAATTAACAATGTTTAATGCAGATGCAACAACTGTGTCATTAACAGAGAACGAATTAGATATAGTAAAAAGACAACATGAGAAAAAAGATTGGGGTTATAAATGTAATGATGTTCCAATGTGTAATCTATGCGATAAAAAATTATGTAGAAGTCGTAAATATGGAATAGGAGAAGAAATAGTATTCCCTGCACTAACTGATTTACAAAAAATTAAACTAGAAAAACCTTATTACTATCTTAATGTGGATGGTGAACGTTTACACCTGGAGAATGTCAAGTTTTTAAAACAACAAAGTTTGTTTCAGGAAGCGTGTATGGAACAGTTGGATTTTAAACCACCAACAGTTAAACCTAAAGACTGGGATATGATTATAAATCCATTGATGAAGAACCACGAACCTGTGGAACCACCAGAAGGTGTAACAACAGCAGATCAATTAAGAAATCATTTAGAAGAATTTTGTTTAAATAGACATATTGGTACAGCTATTACCGATCTTAAAAATGGAGGAGTATGGAATCATGAAGGGTATCATCATTTTATATTTAATAAATTTTATACTCATTTTTTAATTAGACAACGATGGGATATAAACTATCAACGTACAGCTCAGATGTTAAAAGAAACATGTAATTGTGAAGATAAAAGAATTGGCAAAGAAAGAATATCAGTATTTGCAGTAAAACAATTTGATAAGAAAAAAGATGATTATGTTCAAAAAGAATTAAAACCAAAGGATGTGTTTTGAAAACAATAGTATTAGGACCACCAGGTACAGGAAAGACAACAACTTTACTTAAAAAAGTAGATGGATATTTAAAAAATGTAGACCCAGACAAAATAGGTTACTTTGCTTTTACTCAAAAAGCAGCATACGAAGCACGAGACCGAGCAATGAAACAATTTAATTATACGGAAGATGATTTACCTTATTTTAGAACATTACACTCATTGGCTTTTAGAAAACTTGGAATTAAAAAAGATCAGGTTATGCAACAAAGACACTATAAAGACCTAGGAAAAAAACTAGGCTTTCCGGTAACTTATGCAGAACATCAAGAAGATCAGGGTATTTTTACATCTGACAGTGAGTATTTACAAATTATACAATTGGCACAACTGAGAAATATTACACCCGAACAACAATATAATAGAAGAGAACATACTCAAGATTTAGAATTGAATAAATTACGTATTATTCATAATGAATTAAAAAGATATAAAAAAGAATATACCCTAATAGATTTTAATGACATGATTTTAAATTTTGTAAAAGCAGGTCTATCTCCAAAATTTGATGTCGTATTTATTGATGAGGCTCAAGATCTATCTCGAATGCAATGGGATATGGCAAAAACTATTTGGAATAAAACACCAGATGCCTTCATTGCAGGTGACGACGATCAAGCTATTTTTAAATGGGCTGGTGCAGATGTAGATTCTTTTATAGCGTTGCAAGATCAAATGATAAATCTTCCTTTAATACAATCACATAGAATACCAGTAAAAGTTCATACACTTGTGATGGGAATTATAAATAGAATTAAACATAGAATTAATAAAACATGGCAGCCCAGAACTAATGAAGGAAGTTTACGCAGGCATTTTAATATTGAATCTGTAAATATGTCTTCTGGTGAATGGTTAATTTTAGCTCGTACTAAATACATGTTGAGAGAAATAGAAGATACTCTACACCGTAAAGGTTTATATTATGAAACTAAACATAAACGTAGTAATGAGAAAGATATCCAAGAAGCCGCTACCGACTGGGAACATTTACGTAAAGGACAATTATTGTCTTATAAACAAATAGAAAAAATATATGGTTACATGAATGAGAGCCATACAGATAAGTCTAAATTGAAAGGAATGGTTAAAGGTGCATTTTATGGTATTGATGCATTAACCAAAGACCACGGACTTAAAACTAACACAGTTTGGTTTGAAGCTTTTAATAATGCTGGTACAACCAGAATTAATTATCTTAAAAAGATGAGAGAAAATGGAGAAAAATTAAATAAAAAACCAAGAATAGAACTCTCTACTATACACGCAGCTAAAGGGGGAGAATGTCAGAACGTAGTTCTACTAACTGATCTTACTAAAACTACTTTAGAAACATACCATAAGAATCCTGATGACGAGAATAGATTATTTTATGTAGGTGCCACACGTACAAAAGAAAATTTACATATTATAGAACCAAAGCATGCTGAAAAAGCATTTATAATATGAACGACGTTTATAAAAAACAAATTGGTGGTGACCATTATCAATCTATGAAGATCCAACCATCAGAATTTATAAATAAAAACAATTTGCCTTTCGCAGAAGGAAACGCTATAAAATATTTGTGCCGACACAAACAGAAAGGACAAAGACAAGATTTGGAAAAAGCAATTCATTATTGTCAAATGGCAATCGATAGAGACTATTCATGAGAGAAATATTATTAAAAATTACAAAAAAAATAACCACCTGGCATGAAAAAATGTTTAAGTTTTTAATTAAAAAATCTAAAACAAGTATATGGTTTACTTTTTTATTATTATTTCTATGTGTCTATGAAATTTTTGAACATATTATTATACCTGCATTTCTACTTTGGTGGGGATTCAGGTGATACAAATGCCTCTTTTCAAACCACAAACAGAATGGTTACCCCCGGAAGAATTTCCTGATCTCTCTAAATATAATGAAATCTCAATAGACCTAGAAACTAAAGACCCTAATTTAAATATAAGGAGAGGTTCCGGTTCTGTAGTAGGAGTAGGAGAAATTGTAGGTATAGCAGTTGCTGTTAAAGATTGGTGTGGTTATTACCCAATTGCCCATGAAGGCGGTGGTAATATGGATAGAGCAATGGTTCTGAAATGGTTTCAATCTGTTTTAAGCACAGATTCTATCAAAATTTTTCACAACGCCATGTATGACGTTTGTTGGATTAGGGCCCTAGGTTTAAGTATTAACGGTAAAATAGTCGACACAATGATAGCCTCGGCTTTGGTTGATGAAAATCAAATGCGTTATGACTTAAACAACTGCAGTAGAAGATATACTGGAAAAGGAAAAGATGAAAGTGCTTTATATGAAGCTGCTAAGAGTTGGGGTGTTGACGCCAAAGCAGAAATGTATAAACTACCTGCCATTTATGTTGGCGCCTATGCAGAAAAGGATGCTGAAATAACTTTAGAACTCTGGCAAGAATTAAAAAAAGAAATAGATCATCAAGATCTTAATTCCATTATGGATATGGAAACAGAATTGTTTCCATGTCTGGTTGATATGAAATTTAAAGGCGTTCGCGTGGATGTGGAAGCAGCGCATAAATTGAAAACCACATTACTTGAACAAGAAAAAGAATCGTTACACCAAGTAAAAAAAGAAACAGGAATAGATACCCAAATATGGGCAGCACGATCCATTGCACAAGTTTTTGATAAGCTGAACTTAGACTACGATAGAACTGAGAAAACATCTGCACCTTCCTTTACTAAAAATTTTTTAGTGAATCACCCCCACCCACTTGTGAAACATATTGCCCGGGCTCGTGAAATAAACAAGGCCCATACCACATTCATTGATACCATAATCAAACATTCTTACAAGGGTCGTATTCATGCAGAAATTAATCAGTTAAGAGGAGATAATGGAGGAACTGTAACCGGCAGATTCAGTTACTCAAACCCTAATTTACAGCAGATCCCAGCACGCAACAAGGATCTCGGACCACGGATCAGATCATTATTTATACCCGAGGAAGGCCATACATGGGGTTGTTTTGACTATTCTCAGCAAGAGCCTAGGTTGGTCGTCCATTATGCAACTTTACAGAATCTATACGGAGTGGACGAAGTATTAGAAGCCTATAAAGAAGGCGATGCAGATTTTCATGACATCGTAGCAGACATGGCAGAGATACCTAGATACCAGGCCAAGACAATTAATCTTGGGTTGTTCTATGGTATGGGAAAAAATAAATTACAAGCTGAACTAGGCGTGTCTAAAGAAAAAGCAGAAGAACTATTTAAACAGTATCACAACAAAGTTCCATTTGTAAAACAACTAATGGATAATGTAATGCAACGTGCTCAAGAGTCTGGTAAAATTAGAACTCTTTTAGGTCGCCTTTGTCGTTTCCATTTATGGGAGCCCAATCAGTTCGGGATTCATAAAGCGTTGCCTCATGAAGCAGCACTTACGGAACACGGACCAGGGATCAAGCGAGCTTATACTTACAAAGCTTTAAATAAATTAATTCAAGGAAGCGCAGCTGACATGACAAAGAAAGCCATGATTGAATTACACTCCAATTTAGGAATCATACCACATATACAAGTACATGATGAATTAGATATATCTGTCGCCACTCCTGCACATGCAGAGGAAATAAAAGAGATAATGGAGCAAGCTGTTTCTCTTGAAGTTCCTAATAAAGTAGACTATGAATCGGGGCCCAATTGGGGTACAATAAAAGAAAAATAGGAGAAAACTATGAACAAAGTTAAACAAGTATGGGCACTAGCTGTAGCTAATAAAAAAATAGCTATCGGTGTAGTTGTTGCCATTATTATAATAATCAGCTTAATAAACTAATTTATGCATGGCCTATTTAAATGCAAACATTCCTGTGATGTATTCACAGATCAGGAGAGAATATCTCTATGATCTTAAAAAACATCATGGAGAAGTTGAAGACTGCATTATCTTTGGCCTTGCATCAATTACAGGGCGTCCTATACTCTTTCATGCAATTATGGAAAACGGTGCTGTATTCTATCGGCTGCCGATATCCGCTTTCATTCAAAGAGATTATGACCCAAAAGAAGTTCCTCGATATAGACTTGATGAGCTGGAGCTGTGGAATTGCTTTAGTTACTATCCTAGTGTTACTTCTT